CCAGCTAGTTTTTTCCACGCTTCTTCTCTTGTCAATTTTGGATTATTAGTTTTAAAACTTCCATATTGATTTGCTAAAGTTTCGTCTTTTGGAGTGATGAAAAAATCTGTTTCGGCTTTACCACTATTTTTATACAGATCATATTCAGTATCTTCCAAACCATCAATGCCAAGATCAACTGCTTTTTTCACAATAGTTTGTAATTCAGTAGATAATTTTGCTTTTTCGGCTTGATAGATTTCATACTCTTGATCTGTTAGTGAGTCAATACCATTATCAATTGCTTTTTTAATTATTTCATTCATGAACTACGCCCTTTTTTAGATGCTCTTGCATTTGGTGTTTGTGGTTGCGCTCCACCGCCTTGAGCCTTTGGCGCGTTCGCCTTTGGATTCGCTCCACTTGGGAATTTAGCACTTGGCACGCTTCCGTTCATAGTTCTCAATCCGCTTGCTTTTAGAATCACATCTTCGTTTGGAGCTTTTGCCCCTAAAAGCTCATAATTATCATTGAGGTAAGCATCCACAGAGCCTTTCAAAGAGCCTTTTGCAACATTGGAAAACTCTTGAACAATGTTTTTCATTGCTAAAACAGATTGATATACTTTTTTCGCATCCTCAGCTTTTACAAGATATTGAACATTTGAATTTTCATCAACATTTTTACTTTCACCACCAAAAATTCCACGAATCCCAGCTTCTGCTCTTTGGAATCCATTTGAAATCGCTTGTATTTTTGATTGACCATCAACACCGACTGTTGTATAGAAGTCATCAGCCATGACCGCACTCATCGGTTCTAACAATTTATTAAAGCCTACGATAACTTTTCGAACATCAGCGGGATTTGTAAAATCTAAAGTGCCTGATGTCATGTAATTCCACGCATTAATAATTTGATTTGCACTGTCGATTGATTTGCCACTTTGGGCAAGGGCATCTTTTGCAATTTTGTTTTCAATATCGCCTACATCTTTAGTCTCGTTAAATCTAGCCTTTCTTATTTCATTTAATTTTTGAGCATAAGAAAGAGCTGTTGAGGTATAATCTTTGTTTGTTACTGCTCTATATCTATTGCCAAGTTGTGCTATTTTCTCATTGTTTTTGGTAATCTCATCTTGGACTTTTTGATTTTTTCCTGTTAAATCGGTTTTGTTTAGCTCTAAATTTCTTGTTGCTAAAACATCAATTTCATTAGCAATAGGCTCGCCCTCTTGATTACCTTTTAACTTAAACATTTCCACAGAATTATTTGCACCGCCCCTTTGCATATCCATGATATACTTCAAAGCACCCTCAGGGTCTGTACTTGCCAATAAAGAAAGATATTTTTTATTCGCTTCTTGTTGTTGTGGGTTTTGCCCCATTAATGAGTTTTGTTGCGTTCCGTATTGCTCAATCAAAGCAGGAAGTTGCCCTTGTAAAGTCATTCTATTTTGGTTTATTCTACGCTCATTCAGAGCATCTCGAACCGCTAATTGCCCTTGTAAAGCATTCGTTCCCATGTTTGCGAAATAATCGTTGAAGTTTGCCATATTATCCTAAACTCTCTATCAATTGTGACAACTCATCTTGTTTTATCATTTGTGTTTGTGGCGATTGACTAGGGACTGAACCACTTTTCATCCCCTCTAATTTTTTTCTCAAAAAATCATTTTGCAAGTTATTATTAACGCCTTGTTGATAAGCACCCATCATTTGCGGAGCTTGATTCAAAATATTACCAAATGCCCCCGCTAAAGCGTTTGAACTAGCTGAATTTTGTTGTGCGTTGATATTTCCTATGTTTTGAGCCATACCCATTTGAGGAGCATTCATACCCATACGCATTTGTGCAATTTGCCCCGATGCGTTCACACCAGTATCTAAAATGCCTTTTAATTGATCCATTCGAGTGTTTCTGTCCATCCGTTTAGCATTCCACTTGTTTGTGTAATCAGTGAAATTAAACGCTCTATCGGCTTGCTGATTTTGAAAGGCTTGCTGATAACCCATTTGCCCGATGTTTTGCGCTCTGTCTTGCAATGCCATCATTTGAGCACCTGAATATAATCCGCCCTGATTCGCCGAGCTTGCTTCTAATTGTCTTCTCGCTTGATCTTGTTGAAAAGCAATTGAGGGGTCTAAAAATGACTCAACACTACGATCATAAGAAAAATCTTGTTGATTCATGTTTGGGTTAAAATTTTGATATTGATCTAAAGCCGTCAAGCCCGCTTTTGAGTAAGGGTCATAATACCCTTTAGCCGTTTGAAAATTGCCCTCTAGAATGCGTCTTTGCTCTTCTATCGCTTCTCTTTGCGCCCTTGCTTCTTCTTCTTGTGCGTTACTACTAAAATAGCCACCTAAACCACCCGCTAAAAGTCCAATTCCCGCACCTACTCCAATTCCAACTGGACCAAAAACAGAGCCAGCCATTGCCCCTGTTCCCGCACCTTGTAAGCCACCACCTAAAACCGATCCTGTATTCGCCATATTAAAACCGCCCTAAAATTCCATCAATGAATGAAGTTTGCGAGGTTGTGAAACTCGTTAAGCACACGCCATTAGTTATTTTAAGTGGTTTAATGTCCACATCGTTTACTAAATATAGAATTCCATTTGCATTTGATACACCTAAATCAAAGGAATTTATCATTGTAAAGCTAGGTATTTCCGCAAAAACCTTTAAAAATTGGGGGGTAATTGATAATTTAAAATCAATTCCGCTATTACTCAAATTTTTAGCACCCCAATCGCCATCAAAAATAGTATTCATGGTCGAAAAGGCTTGAATCCATCCTTTTTCAGCCATCATTTGAGAATTTAAAATCGGCTTTTGAACGGGTAAAGTTTGAAATTTAGTCATTTCCCAGTCCCTCTTGCGTCTAATCTTGCTCCACAAATTGCCACATAAATAGGGTCTGAAATTGTGACTCTCATTACCCATCGTCTTTTTGTGCCAAGCAGTCGCCATGTCGCTGTCCTTGAGTATTGACCAATTCGCCCTATACTTGTCCAAATCTCACTAGACCATGTTTGACCACCATCGCCAGAGACTTCTAACATTGCTTGAGGATCGTCACCTTGACCGCTTTGCAAACCTACACCCATTTCCATGTCTAGGGCAAATTCTGCAATAGTCATGTTTTTTAAATCGTCACGATATTGCTCACCTTGCATGATTCTTGCAAGTGGTTTTGTTCCGTTTGCTCTATCCCAATCTGTGTATGTATCTTTATTGAGTTCTAAAATAACCGAAGCCGTACTATTTCCACATACAACTTTATTAAAAGCATAAATCGCATATCGTATCTCCCATGCACTAATTACATTCAAATTTAAACTTCTTGACGCCCTCTCATGCCATTTATTTGTTGAAAAATCATAGACAAATGTTTTAGAATTTTGATTTGTCACATCGCCCAAAACAGTCAAAACATAAAAGCTATGTCCCATCTCTTGATAAGTAAAACCGATTGATTGCGCTGAGTATTGCCCCGCTGAATTTAAGTAATCCTCGACCGCATGATTTGAAATGCGCTCAAATCTATACCCACCATTGGATATAAAAATTTGGTCTTTGCCTTGACCCGCAGAACCCACAAAAACGCATTGATCTGATAGTGTAGCAACTGAGTTTGGTGAATTACATCCAATCCCTGACGGAGTACCTAAAGCAAGTTTAAAAGGTGCATCCGCATTTGTTGTTGTGTCGATAAATTCCACCGATTGCGCCCCAAAAAGCAAAATTTGCCCTTGATTTTTTGCCATCATCAAAAGTGGATCGGCTGAACTCATAGCAGAATAGAACGACAAAACACGCCAATCTTTAACGCCATCAAGCCCTATTTCGCTCCACCAAAGCATCTGATTTTTAATGCCTTGTACATCTGTTCTTGCTGTGTCTGTGGGGTTGTTATCTGCACAAATACACACTACTCTTGAGTTTATATACTCGACCTTTAAAGGCTTCTCAAATGGTAGAACTGGGCTTGCTTCTCTCAAATCTGTATCTAAATTAAATAGATTCATACTTGATCCATCGACAATAACCAAATATCGTCCATTGTCAATCATTGAAACTTGAGTCGCTAGTTCTGTGATTTTGAATCGCTCTTGAGAGTCATAAAGCCCTGTTGTATTGTTGTAGGTAGTTTCAACAAGTGATCCACCGAAAACGCTAAATAGTCGCCCTGTTGAAGTGTAGTAAAGCCCTCTACATCCGTATTCTGTTGTGGTAATCGGTAAAACATTGCTAAACAATTTTTGACCGCTTGAAGATATAAAAACTTGATTTGCAATAGCTTCACCCTCGCCATTTTGAGGGTACATATTAACCAATCTGTGTGCACTTGCATTTCGCGACTTTAACTCATAAGATGACGATAACCATTGAGTAATCATACATAACCACCAGAATTAAAGTCGAATCTTTGATAGTCCGCATCAAGTTCAATAGATTTCTCGTTTAGCCGTTTCAATCGTGATTTTCTCGATATAGCTTTTTCCCAAAGCCCCACCGAATCCATGCGCTGAATATCTGCCATTAATGCCCCTAATTCGTAGGTAATCCACCCGAAAAAGGCTTCGGGTAAGTCAATAGTATCATCAAGCGAAAAGTTGCCTAATTTGGTACTTGTGGCAATTAAAATATTTAGTCCACCTTGATTTAAGTGAACCTCGAAACTTTGATTATTTCGATTTGTAGCAAAACAATATCCCAAATCTTGAGAGCCTAAATATTTTAAATACTCAATCTCTGTTATTGGTTGATACGCTGATCCGTTTTGCACAAAAACACTTTGAATCGTCACGATGTCCTGATTGATTAATTGTGTAGGCGTTCCAATCATTGAGAGTGTAACCATTTTTGGAGCATTGTTAATCGTGTATGTCTGCGTTCCACATGGCAAAAATTCATCGAGTCGGTTTTGCTCTAAAAGACTATTTAATTCAGTCAAAGCAATGCCCGCTAAATTTGCGTCTATGTTTGCTGAGTCTTGAAGCCCGACCACTTGAGAGATTTTTAAAGCATGGTAAATTACATCTCTAGCTGTTTTCATTTTTAACCGCTTTTTTTATTGGTTTTTTCTCTGTTTGATCTAACGCTTTTATCCACCCTGTTTTCATCCATTCCTCTAATCCATGCTCATAGATTCGCGCAATGTTTATTCCGTTTTGAATTGTAATAATGTTCATAAATTCCCTTTGTTTAGTTTGGTTAAATATAAATAAAAAAAGCCCCCCTCAAAAATGAGAGGGGCTTTTGGGTCAATTGATTAGGTATATTGTCCTGCACAAATGATTTCAGGACGAAACGCCCATCCAACAACGGCATCCATGCGATAAATCCATCCGCCCGCAGACTTGTCGAATCCATACACATAACGAATTTTAACTCCGTCAATAGTAATGATGCCCGCTTCATCTTCGCCTTTTGGTACACGCAAAGGTACAAAACCCGCAACGATAGCAGATTTGTCAAATGCCAAGAATTGAGACGCTCCTGCAGTACCTTGATAGTCAATTGCGACAGATGCTGTAATCAAATTTGAAACATTTTTCAAAGGTGCTTGAGCAAAAATTTTGTCATTTACAGTTACAGAGCCTGAAGTTGAATCGGCAATAGCACGAAACACTTTTAGGTTTGAAAGTGGCACACCCTCTTCATTAACTTCAAAACAGCCCGCAATTGTAAACGGTTGACCTTTTTTAATTGCACCCACTGCCAAAGTAGCGATTGCGATTGTAGCAGAACCCTCAGTCATTGTCACCGCTAAAGAGCCATCTACACCAGTTCCGATTGTTGCAGTTGGAATGCGATACGAATCATAAATATCAAATGATGCAATACGACCCGCCATACCCATTGTGTATTGTTTTGAAATTTCGCTTGCATCTTGAAATAGTCCGCGACCTTGTTTCATGATGTTTTCAAGCCCAGTAGGATCTGCAATAAATGTACGCTTGTCAAATGCGCCCCGAAAATTCAAAGCAGTTTGCGCTTTAAATACTGTATCAAGTCCAGCAGTTGAGCCTACACCAGTTACAAATGAGCCTGCGTTTGCAATTGCATCGCCATACATATCAATTTCCATCTCAGAAATGATTTTACGAGCACCCGGATTGATAAAGCGATTTACTTTGTCCTCGATTGACAAAGAATCTTCATTATCACTCACGATAAAGTCTGCACCATATACTTTAGTTAAAACTAAAGGGATTGATTCATCTTTGATGTCTTGAGCCGAAAAGGTCATGTTTCTGCGAACACTTGCTTTATTTGGCAAGCGTAGATTGATGTAAGGAGAGTCACCAGTTCCCAAATTAGTCACATTTTGAATTGTGATATTTGGCAAAAGTGCAGATGATTCCATGATGACTTGTTGAGTCTCTTTGGTGTAGATTTTATTCAGTTCTAATGCGTTTGGCATATTAATCCTATCTTAGGTTTTTAAGCCCGCCGTTGGCTTTCCACGCTCTGTATTCTGCACCTGTCATCTGTGAGATGTCTTTGTGTGGAATACCTTGAGCACTTGCCTTTGGTGTTGCTTTGATTTGTGGTTTTGTTTCTTTTTTTGACTCTGTGAACTTCACTTCGCCTTTTAAAATTTTCTTTTTGATGTTGAGGAGTTCTATTTTTCTCTCTTCTGCATCAAAGTTTTTAAATAGTTCTAACTCATCGGGGTTTTTAGCCAAATAATAAGCGATTTGTTGACCGACTAAGCCTTTACCCTGATTAATGATATAGGTGATTGTTCCCTTGTCTAGCATTGGTTCAATCTTTGCCATCTCATCACGATAATCGGGGTAAACTTCGCTAAATAGTTCTACACCACTGTTAAAAGTTTCAATCACATTCGCATTTTTTGCAATATCTAAATTTGACTTATAGTCTTGCAATTGCTCTTGTGCAAATTCCTTTTTGATCGTGTGTACTATTTTGCTATGCTCATCTAAAGCATCCTCATCAACCTCTTTCAGCTTGCCAAACTTCGCTTCATAAGTATCAAGAAGTCTTTCTTGCTCTTTGATAACTTCGTCCTTATGGTACTTTTGCTTTGTGAGTTGAGCTGATCTAGTTTTCAAAACTTCTTTTAGTTTTTCAACTTTCTCGTTTGCTTTTTTTAGCGCTTCTTCGGTCTCTTCGCCCTCTTGAGTCTCCACATTTTCAGTAACTTCTTGAGTTTCTGTGCTTTCGTGTTGCACTTCATTGTTTTCAATTTCTTGCTCTTCTTGAGCCAACTCGATTTCTTCAGCCATCGATAAACCTTTCTTTAAAAACATGGACACACCATGATGACGATGAAAATATATATTTTTATTCACACCAAAAGGATAAATTGTGAATAGATTTACTCACAATTTATAAACTATTCACATTTGTGATTGTTCTTGTGGCATTTCTTGGGGTTGCATTCCATCTAAAACGCTCAAAGGTAGCTTTGGGGCTTCCATTTGTTGCATTTGGTCAATGGCTTGCACGCTTGTATATCCCTCTTGCATTTGGGCTTCTGCGTCACCTACTTGGCTTAAGAGTTGTTCTTCTAATTGCTGCCCAGTTGATGCGCCTAACTTCATGCGCTCGATCTCAAGTTTGACCGCATTGTTCATTTCAGCCAAGTCAAGATCAGTTTTGGCACTCAATTCAGCTTTGTAGATTTCGGCATTATATTTGTTTTCCGTACTCATTAACGCATCTTGAAGTTGAGCCACAACACCCATCAAGTATTGATTATTTTGCTCTAATTCGTTGATGTGTTGATCCGCTTCAGCCATTGCTTGCATCGCTTGAGGGTCTTGATCGCCATCGCCATTGATTGCTTTAAGTAACTTATCTCCATTTGGTAGATCAAGCATTCCAATGTATTCAGGCAAAAGAGTTTCAGCAAGTTCGGGTCTCATTGTCATTAACTGAGTCATTGAGCCTATCGCTTCTCTTCTGCGATTTTCCATGCTCGGAGTGCCTTTGATTTCGATACAAAGTAAATCCAAAACTTCGGGCGTTAAAATCTCAGATACATTGACCATTTTAACCGATACACGACCAGCACGATCCACAAATTTTACAGGTTGAGTATCCACATAAATAGACGGAGCAAGCTCTAAGGCAATTTCCCAAAGTTCACTCAATGGATTAATCAAATTGTCGATATAATGAGCCGTTCCCACCTCTGCCGATGCTGTTCTATTGTTGATAGCTTCACCACTTTGATTTTCTCCACCTTGCCCCATCATTACAGGATTAACGGCAGTCAAAAGCGAAAAGTCCCCCGCTTCTTGAGCCATCAAACCTTGAAGCCCTTGAGTTTGTGCAGAATTGTCCAAACGAAAAGGAGGGGGCACTTGTGAGCCACCTAAAGACATAGGTTTCTAAGGCAAATATGCGAGACGCTTTTTATTGAGTTGTTGATATAAAGAAGTAAACCCCTCTACTTGCCCCTCCGCGATCATTAAAGGCTGAA